CTTCCGCAAAGGAGAGAAGCGCATCAGTTCAGAGCAATTCGAGCAGGCTGTGAACGAGGTGCTTCTCTCCGACACCGTAGCCGATGCGGTGAAAAAGAACATCATCACCCCAGAAGGCTCGCTGGCCATCTCCGCTGTCTGGGCCTGCGTCCGGATCCTCTCCGAGACGGTCGGCACCCTTCCCATCCACCTCTACCACAAGACATCCTCCGGCAGGGAGCAGGCCAAGAGCCATCCCTGCGCCAGCATACTTGCCAAACCCAATTCCTACCTCACCCGCTTTGCCTTGCTTCAACACCTGATGGTGGGCTGCACACTCTGGGGAAATGGATATGCCCGGATCTATCGCGATCATCTCTTCCGTCCGGTACGCCTCCAGAAACTCCAGCCCTATGAGTGTGAGCCCATCCTGACGGTGGACGACGAGGTGGTGTACAGGCTCTCCAACGGAGAACTGCTCCCCAGCTACGATATCATCCACCTCAAGGGCATGTCCACCAACGGCTACAAGGGCAAGTCTCCCATCCAAGTCCACCGGGAAAACCTCTCCCTGACACAGTCTGCACAGGACTATGGCGAGAAGTTCTTTACTCAAGGCGGCAATATGTCTGGGGTGTTCAAATACCCCAGCACCCTTAAGCCCGAAGCCTATAAGCGCCTCAAGCACGACCTTATCGAGCAGTCAGTCGGCCTTCATAACGCCCATACCCCTTTGCTACTTGAGGGAGGCATGACCTACGAGCGCATCTCCATTCCTCCGGAAGATGCCCAGTTCATTGCCACCCGGAAGTTCCAGAAGACCGAAGTGGCCACCATCTTCGGTGTGCCCCCGCACATGATTGCCGATCTGGAGCGGGCCACCAACAATAACATCGAGCACCAAGGGATGGAGTTCGTGCAGTACTGCCTGCTGCCGTATCTGGTGCGTCTGGAAGAGGAATTCAACCGCAAACTCCTCCGCGAGGATGAATTCGGAGAGTATTACTTCCTCTTCGGCCTCAATGGGCTCCTCCGGGGAGATGCGAAAACGCGCTCTGAATACTACAAAAACATGAACATTGTGGGTGCTCTCTCCGCTAATGAGATCCGCACCCTCGAAGATATGAACAGCTACGATGGTGGCGACGCCTACTTCGTGCAGCTGAACATGCAAACCGTCGAAAAAGCCCTTCAAAATGGAGAAAAACCCGAAGAATAACATCGAGATCGAGGTGCGGAGCATCGTCTCTGACCTCCAGATCCGCCAGCAAGAGGACGGCTCGAAAGGCCGTACCATTACCGGATATGCCGCCAAGTTTGACACTTGGAGCGAGCCTATTTACGGCTGGTTTGTAGAGAAAATCGCCCGTGGAGCCTTTGAAAAGACCGACATGAGCGACGTCATCATGGTCTTTAATCACGATATCTCCGGAGTGTTGGCACGTACCACATCCGGAACTCTGAAGCTCTCGGTGGATGAGACTGGACTACGGTTCGAGTTCGAGGCCCCGGATACCACCCTCGGCAATGACATGCTGGAGCTGGTCAGGCGTGGAGACATCTCGAAGTGCTCCTTCAAGTTTGTGGTGGAGACAGATGAGTGGCGCTATGCCGACGATAACAATAAGCTGGAATATGACGAACGCACCGTCAAGGCTATCGCCCGGCTCTACGATGTGTCGCTGGTGACCTACCCTGCCTACAAGGACACCGAGGCCAGCGTACGGGAGCATCTGGAGCAGCGGAAGCGCGATGCGCTCGCTCCGGCCAAGGTGGATACTTCCTCCCGCGACCGGGCCGTAGCCGTATTGAAACTCAAATCCTAATCCATAACACTTAAGTATTATGTCTAAGAAACTTAAAGAACTCAAGGAGAAGCGTGCCGGGCTGTATGCTCAGATTGACGCTCTCCGTAAGGAAACCGACGGTCGTGAGATGACCGCCGAAGAGCAGCAGAGGTGGGACAGCCTCTTTGCTGACTATGACAAGGCTGATAAGGCTGTCGCTGCCGAGGAGCGCTTCCTCGATATCCAGAAGCGTCAGGCCGAGGATGCCTACCAGCGCGAGAACGGTGGTGAAGGTGCCGATGCTGATCAGCGTGCCAATGCCGAGTACCGCAGGGCCTTCACCGACTACCTAATCAACGGCGCACAGGGTATATCGGCAGAGAGCCGTGCAATCATCGAGAAACGTGCAGCCATCTCCGGTCTCGCTGGCGGAGTTATCATCCCCAAGGAACTGGCCAATACCATTGAGGTGGCCATCAAGACCTACGGCGGCATGTTCGAAGCCGGGCAGATCATCACCACCTCTCGCGGTGGCGACCTCATTCTCCCGACCATCAACGACACCGCATCCAAGGCGACCATCGTTGCCGAGTACAACCAGAGCACTAAGTCCGCTCCGACTTTCGGCAGTGTGACGCTCAAGGCGTACACCTACCGCACCCCGATCATCCCTGTGTCTCAGGAGCTTCTGCAGGACAGTGCCTTCGATCTGGACGCCCTGTTGAGCGGCCTCCTCTCCGACGCCTTCGGACGCGGCATCAACGAGCATCTCACCGTTGGTGACGGTACCGGAAAGCCCAAGGGCATCGTCACTTGCGCAGTGGACTGCGGGGCCACCCCGGAGGCTGCTTCCCTCAAGCTGGACGATATCATCGACCTTATCAAGAGCGTCGACAGCGCATATGCCCGTAACGGCAAGTTCATGTTCAACAAGAACACCCTCTGGGCGCTTGCCAAGATCAAGGACTTGGAAGGCCGCTACATCTGGCAGCAGAATGCCCGCGACGGTCTGTCTCCTTCGCTCTTCGGCAAGCCCTACATCATCAACGACGACGTGGCTGACATCGGAGCCGGGAACGCTTCGGTGCTGTTCGGAGACTTCTCCAAGTACAAGATCCGCATCGTCAAGGGCTTTAAGGTCATCCGCCTGAACGAGCTGCTGGCAGAGTACCTCTCCATCGGACTCTTCGGATTCGCAAGGGCCGACGGTATCCTGCTGGATGCGGGTACCCATCCTGTGAAAAAGCTTATCCACGCCGCTTCCTAAGCACACTCTTTCTTTCTCTACCTCTATACTTTCTCTCTATTTATGTCGCAGTCCCTGATATCACTTGAAACAGCACACGCACACCTCCGGCTCGGAGATGATACTTCGCTCGATTCGCTCGTTGCGGACTATCTTGAGATGGCCATCGGCATTGCGGACGATTACACCAATCGGAAACTCTGCGATGAGTTCACCTCTGAAAACCTCCCTCCGGCAATCAAGGCTGCTCTTCTTCTGATATTGGGGACTCTTTTAGACAATGAGGCCGATGTGGTCGTGGGACGGAGCGTGGCTTCGCTCCCGATGACCGCAGAGAAACTCCTCCAGCCTTGGCGCATCCATCCCTACGGGGATGGCGGGGCCGATCCGGATGCCCCTGATGCAGAAGGGTACGTGACCCGCACCAGAAAGGTAAGATATAAACCCGACAGCAATGTTTGACCACCACATCGAGATTCACTGCTTCCTTGAGATCCGGGACGAGTACAACGACCGGACAAAGCGCATCGACTTCGTGGCCGAGGCCTATGCCCAGCGCACCGAGGCCGGGGGCCGGGAGAACATGTATGCCGCCCGCATCGTGCATGAAAACGAGGTGGTGTACACCATTCGCTGGCGCAGCCATATCGAACCGGGCATGCTCATCAAGGACGGAGACGACTGGCGGAGGATCATCGGCACGCAGGAAGAGGGACGGCATCACAGACTCCACATCCGCACCGTCAAGACGGACGCGAAAGACCTCCAAGCAATCCTCTCCGGCCATGCTGAAAATCAAGGTTGAAGGATACCAGGAGGCCAAGGAGATCCTCGATGAGATGCCGAATCGGATGCAGAAGCAGATGCTTCGCTCGGCACTGAAGAAGTCCTCGAAGCCCTTTGTCAAAGGAGCCCAGAGCCGCGTCCCGGTGAAGTCCGGCCAGCTCAAAAAGCAGCTAAAGGTGGTCTCCTACCGGGATAGGCAGGCTCCCAAGACCGAGGTGGATGTAGCGGTGAAGCACGTTTTCTCCCGAAGCAAGAAGAAAAAGGCCGTCAACGAATACTACGGTAAGTTCGTGCATGAGGGAACCCGCGACCCGCGATACCCAAAGAAGAAAGGCGGAGTTCTGGTGTTCACCCTTCCGAATGGCGACAAGGTATTTGCCCGGCACGTCAAGGGGCTCAAGCCCCGGCCCTACATCGAGGAATCCTACCAAGAGAACTACCAGACGGTGGTCGATGGCTTTGGAGACTCTCTGGCCGAATCCGTAGAGAAGTTTGTCAGTAAGAACTTTAAACCTGTCAAAAAGTGAGCGATTTCAAGACAGCCCTTATCGAGGTGATCCAGACCGCAGCTCCGGAGCTGGAAGGAAAAATCCAGTGCGGTGCAGTGGATGCCGAGACGGTGGCTCCTTTTGCAACCTACAGCACTCCGGAAGAATCTCCGGTGCGTACCAAGGACGGTATCGCAGGCTATGAAACCCTCTTCGAGGTGGAGGTCTACGACAACCGGGTGGCCGGGGCCGAAGTGCTCAAGCGAAAGGTGCGAGGAGCCATTGAGGGCCTTGTTGTGGACGGGAAGGTGTGCCGCCACCGCAGCTCCTCCTCGGAATACTATCCGGACTACGATTTACACAGTTGGACATTAACATTCAAAATACGATAAACCATGTCAGAACAAGTTGGAAACAAGAAGATCATCCAAGGCGAGGACATCATTGTCACCGTGGATGACAAGCCTACACTCCATGCCACCAGCCATTCCCTGAAGGTGGATCTGGAAGTGAAGGATATCCGCACCAAGGACACCAATGGCAAGGAGAAGTACCCCGGCGACATCAGCTGGAGCGTGGACGTGGAGGGCCTCGTGGTCATCGACCCGGATCTCGCGGCTACGCGTGACAATGCCGAGGACATCCTCCAGACCATTCTCTCCAAAGCGAGCGTGGGTGTGGTGCTGAAGGCAGCACTCAATGGCGCTCTTGCCAAGAAGTACACTGGAACGGGGTACATCACCTCTTTCTCGCTCGGCACACCTGCTGGCGAGAATGCCACCTACAACTTTACCATCACCGGAAGCGGTAACCTCACCCCGGCCGATGCTTAACGGGCAGGGAGTGATGCGCTATCCGTTTTATGTCCCAGAACCAAGAGATTATGTTGACTATTACTATCGCTGGAAACCAGTACCCCGTCCACTTCGGTTTGCGTGGACTCAATTCCTTCGCCAAAAAGACCGGATTCTCGTTTGGAGATATCGTCACCGCAGCGGATGCGGCAAACTCCATCGAAGCACTCATCGCCCTTGGCGTCCACGGCCTGAACGAAGGAGCCCGAAAGTCCGGAGCCAAGAATGCCAAGACCTTCACAGAGGATGACCTCTGGGATGCAGTGGACGAGGATCCGGGGATCCTCCTTCAGATTGCCGATGCCTTCTCGGTGGCCATCAAGCCGCTCATCAATAAGCTGGACGGAGTGGTTGACCCAAACTCCTGAGCTCCGACTCCGATGCTGAGCCCTCTCCACCGACATACGAGAAGTGGTTTGCCATCGGAGTCGGGCAGATGGGCCTTCGGCCAGACGATTTCGATGACCTGACCCCAGCCGAGTTCTTCTATGTGTGGGCTGGCTGGGCGAAGGCCAATATCGAGCGCCAGAAGCAGGAGTGGGAGCGTACCAGGTGGCAGACTTGGGTTCTGACCTGCAGCTGGATGGAGAAAAAAGACCGGAAGGAGATGACCGAGATGTTCCCGCTGCCTTGGGAAAATGCCCCGGCCCCAAAGATAATCAAGCCTTCGGCCGAACTTACTCCGGAGGAAAGACAAGAACGAGTAGATGACCTCATGAAATGTGTAAAACCCAAAGACTAACTATACTTGTAGCATGGCTCCTCGGTGGGCTGCTGCTCTTCCTTTGTCCCGGCTGCGGATCTATCCGGGTGGCACGAAACGCGGTGTCCTCTGCCTCGCTGCGGGATTCCCTGCTGGTGAATTACCTGCGTACCGAGCTGGAGACCGGGAATCTGGAAGTGCAACAGACCATTGTCGAGTTCTTTCCTCCTGTCGATACAACTCCTGAAACGCCACCCGATTGCCGGAATCCCACTGAGGATGCTGCTCCCGCCATAGGAGCAGTCAAACGAGTGGTACGGACGGAGCTATCGGCCAAACGAGGGCAAGCAGTCGTTGTGGACAGCTCCTCCGTATCCGGAAAACAGATGGAGGAGAACTCGGAGGAGAATACGGAAAAGCACTCCGAAGTGA